ATTCTTTCGGAGGGGCATGATAAGAATCTTGATTTCCTGTTATGCTTGGTAGTTCCCTGCCCTCTTGGGTCCTTTCGGACCTGGGACATTGGGAAAGGGCTTTTGCCCCCAACACTTGGCTCGACCTTTAGGGACGGGTATTGATGTTGGCTTAGGAATAGGAGTGCGATCCTCCCTCATCAAGGGGTTATCCAATACACAAATCGTGCGGATTGGCCTAATCAGCCACCCGCACGTACTCATCGATTTTCAACAAACCTGACACTTTTAATAGCATCATTCTTGGAGAGACTATCGGCTTGAGTATAATGCGCTCGCTAGTACATGAGCTGGACCTGGCTTGCTGGGAAGATTTCCCGGCCAGGCTCCTTAATCTTCGCAAACATATTACGTATTGCGACCTCCCATCTTGGACTAATGATGGGTTCGAGAAATATTTCTCGACTGTTACAAAATGCTACAATTTGATCCAACCCCCTGCCGGCCCTTTACCTGGGCGGCAGCGTAAGTTTTACGTCAGCATGTTAAGGAAATTAAGTGCTTGTGGGTTAACCGTCTGGCCTCGCGAGGCTAAATGGTTTTTTCGTTCCTGGGAATATACCTGGGACAGAATTCTACAGGATTCACGTAATGCTAAGATTTCCCTTAATGTGCTATTTGGGTTAATTTTGGCTAGATCCTCAGGATTCCGTAGCCTGGATCAAACATCACACTCTTGGACACACACTTGGCAACTCTTTATGAAGAAGTATGCCATTCTCCATTTCCTCGGTCTCGCCACAAAGTGGATGAAGTATCACCTGGCCGCCTTCTTTTCAAAGGCGGCGCGTCAGGAGTTACCTAGCCCACTTGATGGTGAGGTTCCGGGAATGTTCCTCTCAGGGATCGGTTACTGTTGTCTGCGTCATCTTGCCTTTTCTGGTGATTTGGGCGCAGCCTTTAGTATTCTGATGGCAAAGAAGGGTTTACCCCCTGTTCGCCATTTTGAATTACTGGATTCGGTTGATGATTGTGTTAAGCTTCTCACTGGCCCACCCCAAAAGGTGCGTCTAGTGAAGACTTTTAATTCTTTCTTTGATTATAATCCAGCCCGATTAGCGTTCTTCTCCTCTACCAAAAGGGAGGCAGAATTTGGAGCAGAAACGGAGAGTATTGTCGACCCCGACCTCTTCGAGGATGAGCTATCAACCCCGGTAGTCGTTTTCGAAGAATTTAATTTGTGTTCAAGCATTCCTAAGACTATGGAGGGCTATCTGGCCCTCCCTTATAAAGAGAGACTGAAGGTTCTGATTCACCAAGTTCGGAGGTCGTGTCGGGAGGTTTACAGCCATGTTAAGTGGCCTGTGAACCAACCGATTCCTCTTCCCTCGGTGAGTTCGCACTCAGAAAGTACGAAGTCAACCGGCGGGGCCTACGGGTTTCTGTCGAGTCTTTTGTTAGAATATAGGAATGAACATCCCCTTGTGCCAACTGAAAGTTACTATACTGTCCTGGAGGTCGATCGACATCCAGATGAGAAAGATTTGCTAGGGTGGTTATCCAGTAATGGGTACTTGTCATCTAGCATCCTCACAGAGTGGCGGTATGGTGTAAAGGGGGGTGTAATGTATGGTGATCATAATGAGCGAATAATGAATAGGAATTGTTCGTGGTCAAACCGGTGTGTCACCTGGTTTGAGTTCATAACTCGAGTTGCACTATCCGAACCTAATGTGGTAGTTCCAGTCGGGCTTCCTGAGCCATTGAAGGTCAGGATTATTACGCGAGGGCCATCCCTTCGGTACTATGTGGGAAAGCTGATCCAGAAGCTAACTCATGGGGTCCTGAGGAGTCATCCGGCATTTCGCGCAATAGGTGAACCACTCACCGAGGATTATTTATCCTCGAGGTTGGGTGTCCTTGGGTCAGGTGAGTCGTATCTCAGTGGCGACTATAAAGCTGCCACCGATCTGATCCATCCGGACTTGTCTGCTGTTGCGGCGTATGAGATTGGTGTGATGATGGGACTGTCTCCAACGGGTCTTCGGATCTTTGTTGATGGTCTTGTTAATTCATCTATCTTGTACCGTGGTCATCCTAATGAGTTTGGGGTGACCAGTGACAAACTAACACATAAAGATTATCGCAAACAGACATGGGGGCAACTAATGGGTTCCCCTTTAAGTTTTCCTATCCTCTGCTTAGTAAATGGTGCCATTAACCGGTATTTCCTAGAACTTGTGGGGCCCGTCGATTCCCTCACCTTGGAAGATTCCCCTATGTGTATCAATGGGGATGATATCCTGATGAGAGTCCCGACGAGTTCCTATGGGGACTGGGGGAAATTGGTTTCTGATGGGGGTTTGGTACCCTCCCTTGGCAAGAATTACTTGAGCAGAAAGTTCGCAATCATGAATTCGACCCTTTACCACTACGGCGGTCCACAATTAGTGAGCCCGTGGACGCCGATTTTCAACAAGTGCGCATATTTTAATTTGGCGCTAATAACCCCCCAATATAATACTGAGCCTGGTTTGGATCCTGTCCAGGCTCTGTTGGACCTCTCTCGCATTAGTAATGATGCGGTGAAAGGGTTTGATGGGGCCGACTCTGATCGAATCATGAGTCAGTTTATGGGGTGGTCACTCACTGATAGTTTGTTGAAACGTGTTCCAGCCGGGGTCAGCTTCTTTGCTGATCCTAAGCTTGGTGGTTTAGGTTTAGCCCGCACGAGGGGCGGTGTATTGACTGAGGAGCAACTCGGTTATTATACCAGGCTTGCTGGTTCTTTCGGATCATTGAGTACTCTCCCCGGCCATCTTGATAAGGGTGGCAGGGCAGAATTTAGTCTCTATGATACAATTCCGAGATTTCCACTTTGGGATGATTGGTTGCTCGATCGCCTTGATGATAACCTGCATGCAGGTCATTATTTTGAGGCGTACGAGCGGGACCCTCGCCCGTGTGAAGTCAATAGTTCTATTGCCCGAAAGAGCAAACCTAATTTTCGAATTCATGATGATGTTCCATTTAAGCGGCATCAATCACCTTGGCCTGAGCATAATCTTTGCTCATTCCCTTGGTATCGTGCCGTTGTAGCTGGGAGACAGGATTTGGACATTCCTTGTGTCTCCATATGTAACAGAGTAAAAGCTCATGTTGTTGATGAGGTTGCGACCTCATCTGGTTTCGATGGTCTATTGGGCTCGGGAAGTGTTACGACACAACTCGATCCCCTTAGATTGTTGGGGCCTCAGCCCGTGATGTTCCGGATCGGTTTCGATCCGAATTTCATACGGGCTAACACTACTGGCGTATAAGATGCCGGTAGAGGTGATCGATCGTCCATCGTTCTCCGTGGTTGCGGTGCCTGTGTGGTGGCAGAGTTGGCTAGGGAATAGGTCCTATGATTTAAGTCGTCGAATTTCGACCAACTTGTCATGGGTTCCCTCTTAGTCATCCTACCCACCATATGGTACCTACGGAGTTGCCTACCTTACAAGTGGCAACCTCCCCTCGAAAGAGGAGGGGGGTTCATCTATCTTTGGATAGTGTGTCCTAATTGGTCTGGG